GTCAGAAGTATTAGCTAGATTCGTAGACCCAGTTTCTCCTATCTCTGGAGATAACATTAATATAAGAACCGGAGAACTACTCGCTGCGTTTTTTCCTCCGCCATTAATAGACGGAGAATTAGTTCCCGGTCCTAATCAAATTTGCAAACACACGGGAGGCACCAAGTTTTCTTTCAGAACAACCTTAGAAGAAAAAGAAGATACAGTTGAACAATTTGGACGACCTATTATTCCCGACCCCTATACAAAAGAATTGTGGTTAGAACGATCTATAGAATTAGCTATTAATGAAGCTGAAAGTGAATTTCAAAGATTAATGATGGAATACGGTCATACGTATCGAGGTCAAAAGAGAACAATTAAATGATTACAGATATAGTAATTAACGAAGTGGAAAAATCTTTAGATAAAAAGTTCAAAGTCCATATCGTTCCCGAAGATTCTGCTTATCCTACAAGCGGGTCAACTTTTGTTAGAGTATCAGGAGAATTTACTGATATTAAAATGACTGAGGGGAATGTACTATTCCAAGTATCTTTTTCTGTATCTTGTTCTATTAGAACAAGGGATTTTACAAAACAAAATAAGCAAAAGCCTTATTTTAGTTTAATTAATCTTCAAGAAAGTTGCTTTATACATATAACTTCGGACGCTTCATTAACTCATAAACTTAATACTATAGCTACTGGAGTAAGTGTAACCGGTCGTTTTACTTCCAATAGTATTAATACTAGAGTTCAAAAAGTAGGACCGAACTTCTACGGAAGCACTGATATGAGCAGCAATAGAGAAGCTGGATATGTTCTTAGTCAAAGATATTTGTCTCCTAAAATATTCGTACCTTTAACTTGTCTGAGTTATCCCAATGATTTAGCTTAAACCTTAATTATCATTTGGTGGGTTTAAGTCAAGTCTTGCCCTCTTGAGTTAAATCCACAGAACGGGGATAGGGGCGGGATTTCTAAGAGTCATTACGGAGAGTGATATGAGCAGAGTTTTAATAGTAGGTGATTCTCATTGCCCTGCGATGCACCCGCGATATCCAGAATGGTTACAAGAAATGTATGCACAGTGGCAATGCGAAAGGGTAGTTGTCATTGGCGATCTTGTTGACAATTTAGCTTTAAATTTTCATAAGAAAAACCCTAAGTTAAAAAACCCTATTGCTGAAAAAGAAAAGGCTCAAAATCAAATAGATCAACTTACGAAAGCTTTTCCTAAAGCGGATTGGTTATTAGGTAATCACGATATTCTTCCTTGGAGATGGGCAGACGAAGTAGGACTACCCCATGAATACTTACGTAAACCTAATCAAATATGGAACGTAAAGTGGAAGGTACACCCTAGATATTTTGATTTAAAGATAGATAACGTTTTGTATCGCCACGGAGATAAGGGCAAAGGAGGCAGACTTGCAGCATTGACCAATGCTAACGCAGAACACTGCTCTCTTATTCAGGGACATTATCACCAGCAAGGCGGAGTCGAATACTTAGCTAACAGTAAGCAACGAATTTTTGGTTGCCAAACAGGATGTGGTGTAAGTGATAAATCTTTACACTTTGAGTATGGTCGCAGATATAACCGAAAGAGCGTACTGGGATGTGCAATATGCGTAGACGGGCACACTGCTTACTTTGAACCTATGCCTACAAAGTTAGCTAAGGATTTGAAATGAAAGTTAATGACACCGTAGCTATAACTTTTTTGGATCATGTCGAATCTCCAAAAGGAGCGAACGCTGAACGATTTACTGTTTTCGGTCGCGTCATAGCTATAAGCAAACGATCAATAATTGTTGCGTCTTGGGCATACTCTAATAAACGTAAAAAGTGCGACCACAATACTACTACCTACACAATATTACGATCTTGCATTGAGCAAATAAAAATCCTTACTGAACAGTCAGATTAAATTCCACAAAAAGCGTATCCTTTATAAAAAACACCCCCCCTTGCAGACACGCTCTCTTATATATATCCTATGGATGGTGCGGGCAAACTAGCTTGCTATTTACTTAATAATACTATATGGGAAGTGTGGAATTTAATGAGTGTAAAAGACGAATGTTTAGCAGAGATAGGTTTTTCAAATTTTGTTGAATACAAACAATCTTACTTATGGACAATCATAAAGAAACATATTTTATGGAGAGATGCTAATATCTGCCGGTCGAAATATTGTAGAAACCGAGCGACCGAAGTTGTAATGCTTGCATATAGCGTACCTATACTTTTAGGTAAATCTCCTCATTGTTTAGTTAGTGTTTGTCCTGATTGTTTTTACGAAATAGAAATAGGAAAAGACGGAGAACCTAGACCTACGAATGAAAGCCTATCTAAAACCTTATTTAAATTAACAGAATCCTCCTTAGTAAAAGGCGTATCAAATCCTTACATAGGTAAATGGTTTAGAAACCAAGCTGACGCTAATGGTTCTGTTAAAATTGAATTACTCAAAGAATTAAAGGAATTAAACTTAAATGTATAAGTGTCAATCTTGTAATTACCGAACTGAAAATATTGACGAACCCTCTTGTCCAGAAACCTGTAAACAATTTAATCCGATTGAAATTACAACTCTGCACAGATTAATAACTACTAATCGAGGAAAGGTACTCCTATGTACGGGAAAACCACCAAGAGGAACCGCAGCGTATCTAGGAGGTAACTACGGTATTTCGTGTATTCGATGTCGAAAGAAAATGAAAGAAGAATTAATAGCTTTAGAAAAAGAGGCTAATACTCCTATAGAAGAAGAAAAACCTGAACCGGAAAAATTAGATATTGCAGATTTGCCGGAAGAGGAAATCCCTGATAAAATCTCGTTTCAGAAAAAAATAGACGATTCGCTCAAATTGGAGTGATCTAACCATACCCAATCTTTAATTACCCTTTAGAAGGATTCACAAATGAGTATGACTCCCGGACACGGATTCGCTGCTCCCGCCGGAAAGTCTACAGTAGTTGCTGGCTCTTATCGAGCATTATGGAACGACTTAGACCTCGGATTGACCTTAGACGGTTTTACTCTAACCACTTCAAATAGTGGATTAGATATTACTGCTGATGTAACCGGAGAAACCGTACTAGATACTATTTACAGTGGTACATCTATGCAAGTTTCAATGACGTTAGAGCATTGGAACGCTCAAGCGGTTGAACCTATGATTTGGTGGCAAGGAAACTCTGACCCCTCTGTTTACGAATGGGGTCTTACTCAGGGAGTAGGACAACGACACTGGGATCAAGCTTGCCCTTTGATTCTGTACGCTTGTCACAATACTGGATTTGGCGTTACAACACCTCCAACTGCTGATCCTAGTGTTGCTGATGTAGATACAACTTTTACTCACGCAACTGGTACTTCGACACTAAACAATCCTCATCTTGATCCTTTGGACATTGTTTTTCCAAAAACTTTGCTTCAAAAAGATTCTAATGTGGACGTAAAGTTTTCGTACGAACCAAGATTCATTACACTAACGTTAGACGTATTCCCAATTGCGGATACATTTAACGGTACTGCTTTCGATGAAACTGGTCCTGATTCAGTAGAAAGAGTTAACACTTGTTCTAACATTCGTTACTTTGCTGCTAATCGTGGTACTCCTCCTACTTGATAAATAATTAAGTTTTATGGCTTCTTCTTCTGTAGATTTAACCATTGACGGACGCGATGACGAAGACCCTGATTTCAATGAGGAATCGGGGTCTTCGTCTGAACCTAATGCTGCGCCTCCAAAAAAGCGTGGCAGAGGTCGTCCTAGAAAGAAAAAAGAACCTAAAGTAAGAAAAACCGCAGATAGAGTATCTCAAAACGATCTTATAAATAACTTAGTTAAATCAAAGTTAAACCCTCCTTCTTTAAAAGCTATTAAAGAGCGTGTAGGTGAAATACACCAAAGAAACGCGGAGGCACTAGAGAATGAAATTCGCCCGTATGAAGATGCTATTTCTTCATTTATTACTGACCCTAGAATACGAGCTACTAAAGTTCGTCAAATAAATAAAGATTCTAAATTAGAAGATTTAGATCACCACGGAATAGGATCTAAATTAAAGATACCTTTTGATGAAATGTCGGAACATGCTTCCGCACAGGTACAAGGTTTTGAAAATTTACACGGAGATACTGAAAGAGCTATATCCGAAGAACAAATATTCGAGTATTTCAAAAAGGGTAAACCCAAACTCGGTAAAAAATTTAGCGAAGATAATATTAAAGAAGCGATGGAAGAACTTGCTCAAGAAGGGAGCGAACTTTTTTCGTCATTCGATAATGCAATTAAAGATCGAATTGAAGAAATTAAACAAGCTAAATCTGAAATACAAGATCATAGTAAGAAAAATGAATATGAAAACGTTGCTACAGAGTTAGATAAACCTGTAAGCGAAATGAGTCTGGAAGAACGTGAAGACGCTCACGAATCTTTCTTAATATCTAACGATGAACTGCTCAGTGGTCAAGCTGATCCTAATCGAGATGAAAGCAGAGTTTTAGGATTCTCTAGTCCTTTAGATAACGAAGAAACGTTTGATAAATTCGCTGATAGTTACACGATTAGAAACTCTGCATCTTCTGAACAGGGTCCGAATAAAAATCCTGACAATTTGAAATCAGGTTCTAAATACAGTGAAGATCAGTGGAACATGGGCGGTCCTACTGGTAGCGGTGGCGGGAACGATGGCGGAGACAAACCTCCCGCCCCTCCTTCTTTTCCAGAAGACGATGAGTTCGGTCCTGATGACGGTAATCAAGCTACCCGAGAGGATTTAAAGAAACAGCGAGAGAAAGAACTTAATAAGCAAGTCAACAAAGATTTTTCTGATCTACGAAAAGAAGAAAATAGAAAAGCGGCACAAGAGAAGGCCGAAAAAGATAGAGAGTTTAAACAACGACGAAGACTAATTCGTGACGAAGCTAAAATAGCTAAAAGTCAAATTAGTAAAGGTAAAGAAGAAGATACCACCGATAGAATTGTTAGACGCCTTGCTGCCTTTGATTTAGGTAGAAGCATGGGCGGAAGCGGTTCTTTGTTTGCTGCTGCCTCAGAGAAATTTGTATTTCGACCTTCCGAAGATAAAGCCGCTATAAATAAAGAAGCTTTCGCTGCGGAAATGGCGAAACAAGAGGGGGACAAAATATCACAGTTGGAAGATGATATTTTTTCCGAAAAAATGAGGGCAGGAAAAAGCAAGTTTGATAAAAATAAAATTATTGATGATGCTAAATTTAGAGCAGACAATGAAACGGACCCTGAAAAGAAGCGGGCTATTTTTGAGCAATTAAAAGCTCAACTATCAGATGACGTTATTGACGCAACCTTAGTTAAAGATTCTCCTACTTCTCCCGTTTCTCCGCAATCTCCTCCTACAGCAGCATCTCAACCTCAACCTCAACCTCAACCTACTACTACTACGCCGCCCGTTACTCCACCTCCTACAACACCTCCACCTACAACACCTCTACCTACTACTCCCAACAGTAATAGGGGTCTTATCGGGCCTATAAATCCTAACCTTCCTCCGGTTCCTCCTACTCCCCCTAACAAACCTCCTAACAAACCTCCTCCCGGTAAAAATCCTAAACCCGGACCTAAACCCGGACCTAAACCTACTCCCGGTCCCTCTATGGCAGCGATAGGCAATGTATACTTAGGTGCTGCTGCCGCAGTGCAAGTATTCAGTGCTGCAATGGATGGAGCTACAGAAGTAGCTAAAGGTTTCGGGTCAATACTAGGAAGCGATCAAACAAGACCGTCCTCCTCAGAAACCGTAGATGCCGCAGGAAAGGTAGCTAAAGTTGGAGGACAAACAGCAGGAGCGGTAGGTGGTGCTGCGGCAGGTGCAGCATTAGGCAGTGCGTTCCCTGTAGTAGGCACGGTAGCCGGAGGATTAGTAGGAGCGGCTGTTGGTAGCTCAATAGGAGGAAAAGCGTTAGAACCTGTGATAGAAGCCATTAACACAGGTAATGCGTTGATGGAAAAACAAACAGAAGCGTCATTGGGTCCGATGACGATTATCGCTAGAACACAGGCTCAAATTGATGGACTGTTTAAGAAGATAGAAAATGATTTTGAAATAGATGCTGTTACCGCAGAGTTCGCTACTGTAAGAGGTGAATTAGGAAGGGCAATTCAAGATTTACAAGCTAACTTTATTAGTGAATTTGGTCCCTATCTGATAAGCTTAGTAGAACTATTAACTAAAGTAGTTGAAGTATTGCCCGCTATTATGCAAGTAAATAAACGTATTTTTGAAGCAATACTCTTATTAGTAGAGATAGCGAGGAATCCTACTTCACTAATTACTAATTTTGGAGAAATATCTAAGAAATTAGATTTTATAGTAAATGGTACGGCTGAAACTGCTGAAAATACTAAAAAAGTATCTGACCAAGAAATTACAAACAGCATTAACGAACAGCTTGTAAACTTCTTTGGTGCTGCTCCTGCTCTTCCTTAATTTTTGTATTGTTACTTTATAATGTCAAACTGCTTAAACATTACTGTAGCTAAACTTCCTAGCGATTATTTCACAAGTGGTGCAAGCTTAACTCCCCCTACTGCTTACGGAAATGAACCTGCCCCTACTCCGAACAATCTTTATTCTCAATGGGTAGACCTTACTACCGTTACCTCTGTAGCTGTAGATAGAACATTAGCTTATGACGAAGGCGAAACCTTAGTTACATACCACGATCACACAGTAACCATTACTGCCGTGCTTACGGAAAACATGGATTTCGGAACCCATATTGACGGAGAGAATGTTCCTACCACTTTGTCTTTTAATGAACGATTAGAAAAAATCTACAATTTTTTATCTAATCAAGGTCTAGCTATTAATTTCGGAGCATACCCCGGACCTATTAGAAAGTTACTTCCAGATGATGGAACGAACGATCCCGTTTCGTCCTCAGACGAATACGCAGAATACACTAAACGGTCAGGATGGTTAGTAGATTCTCATAACGGACCTAAACCTCTAGACATTACGATGAAGACGCTTCCCGGTCAGGAAGCAATAGAAATGGTATGGAAGGTTAAATATAGAACTGCTCACGATCCTAACGCTGCGCAAACTACAGCATTAACCGTACCTAGAATATCCAACGAATTACGTATGGATATAGGAGAAGACGGCGATCTTAGAGTAATAGTAGACGGTACTATTTTTGCAGATTCTTTAGCTGACATTATTAAAGCCAGAGATTACATAGAAGTTAAATGGTCTGCCGATTCCGGTCATATTCC